GGGACGTAGTGCCCCTCGGCCGAAGGCTTTTATATATCCCGGCGACTGGAAATAGGTGTCGTCAAACACTATTTCTAGTCAGAAAGGAGAACGCACATGAGGTCACGAACTCGCACTAACATGTGGGATCGCATAATACGTGGAACGGCGGTATCATTTCCGTCGTCCTATACGTCCTATACTTATTTAGGGACGAAGTATTATGCACCATGGGACGGTCTGCTCGCAGCAGTAGAGGCTAGCACAGCGAAAACAACGCTGAGCGCAACCACTTATGCTGAAAACGAGACGATCGTAGATGAGGGTGGGCCACAGCGTTTCTTGCAGGATTCTCCTGTTTGGAACAACGTGACGCACACCGCTCTCTCATACCATGTCGCAGATGTGGGTTGGAAAGGCGTGAGGGGCACGACACAGACTGTTCGCAGTCAGTGGTATAACCCTCCTACCGGTCCTCCTGCGTTACCCAGTGTGTCTGCAGCTGTGAAGCTCCAGGCATATACTGAGTGCTACAACGAACTTCTTCCAAAACTTCAGGAAGACCTCTCGTTAGCGAACTTTATTTATGAGTTAAAGGACTTAAAGTCCCTCATGAAACATTTCGCTCACGGTAAAGAGGCGATATCCGCAATTGCTACGGATGTCAAGAGATTAGTTGGAGCAGGTAAGTCAGGCTTCACGAAGAAGCCCGTCAAACGTAACCGTGAATCCTATAAGGAATACACGGATCGTGTCTCGAAGTGGCGTACCCAGCAAGCGCTGGTTGGCGCATCGGTAGCTAGTGATATAGATTTATCATACCACTATGCTGTCAAGCCTTTAATAAGAGATGTGGCAGAAATGTCCATACTCTTCGGCAGGATGCGTGAGAAGATCAATGCGTTTAACGCGCAAGGATCCGTACGAAACGTTGCTCATGCGGTGCGATTTTTAGCACCAACCGCCTCTATTACAGGGACGGGTGACCAACGTATAGTCACACTTTCGAAGACGACTTACCGGCAGACCGCAGAGATGACATACCGACTAAAGCAAATGTCGGATATCGCTGCGATGATGCACTACAGTGGGTTGCGCTTAACGCCCGCCACGATCTGGAACGCAATTCCGTTCACGTTCGTAATCGACCATTTTACTAACATGGGCGAGGTGGTGGCGTCGTTCGACAATTCGGAGGTCATGTTTGACATGACACGACTAATGGAGTCGTATAAATCCGAGACGGCAAAGGTTTTATGCTTTGTCAAGTCTTACTACAGTAAGTGCACTGTACACGGGTCTTTGGCTGGTGGTCCGACAGCGCTTTTTAAAGCGTCGTCTTATGGACAAGATACTAGCTTAATTCCCGTAAGTGCCTGTAGAAGGTTGTCTTACGAGCGTTCCCTGACAGGTGTGCCGTATATTAGGCCCCCTGTCTTACCGAAACTCCAGATCCCCACGATGGATCAAATCCGTCTGGACCTGGATCTGGTGTACCAAATCTTCGGCCGTGGCAATAATAAGCCCGCTTACCGAAGAGGATAACGCACGCAATGATGCGTGCTAATCCGGGGAATTATCCCCCGTTCATACGCGTCCACGAAGTGGCGCTTTACGTATAAAGGAGTAGAGCAAATGCTCGCTAATCCGATTACCCTCAACGATGGCACCAGTGATCGCACTTTCGCGATCGTATCTCAGGAAGGGATGAATACTGTCCGCAGCGAAACAACTGCGGGAGTATCTTCGACCGAAAACTCGCAAGTGGTATTTAAACACACTCGCGACCCTAAGGCGAAAACCAAACCCAACCGTCATCTGGTTGCCGTCTCCGGCACGACAGTAGACGCGAACGGAGTTGACCGTAATAGTCAAGTCCATTTCGTCATCACCCGTGACAAACTTGACACGGACGCTCACGTGCTGGAACTCGCGGCCATGGCAGCGGATATTCTCGCTGACCCTGCGCTAGTTCAGTTAATTCTGAACGGCGGTAATTAATACGCGACATCAGCTCACATTTGGAGGAAACCTTAGAAAGGGAACCTTAAATGCCTGATGACTCGAATTACCTTGGCTTGCTGATAAGGTTGTTTGACGACTTTGTTGGTAAAGCACCGGAATATACTTGTAGAGAACGTGACTTCGACGCTGCAACCGTTGTAAAACGGTATCGCAACGAAGGGCTCGCGTTCCTCACTAAAACACTACCTGCCCTGGGAAAAGAGCTTGATTGCTCGTTCCAGGTAGGCATCTTCGAACCCAGTAAGTCCTTCAAGACTGAACGGGGCCGGACCACACCCATGTTTTTACGGGCATGGTTCCAGAGAGTGTTTAGTGAGACTGGTTTATTGCTGGAAAATCCAGACCCAGAAGCTGTGGGTCATATTCGCCAGGTTTGTTTCTTATTGTACAAGCTTGAAAGCGAATACACGCCCGAATTGGAGGCAGCTGCAATTAAGCAGTTTGTCGACACCGACGTTGAACTGGAGTGTTATAACTCCCGCGTCGGCACGCTGCGCCCAATCATTTGGCGCGCTCGAGCGATCTTGGAGGACGTGTTCAAGGATTTCGATCCCTTGGATATCATCCCCCGGCCAGGGCCTGGAGCATCTGCTTCAGGCACGCACAAGTCGTTACGGTATGAACCTCTTACCGTCTTCGACCAGGTGCACCAGGTGTACCCTACGTACAAGCATTTTTACTTAGGGTCAGATCACTTGGTTGATAGGGTGCAAGCATACAAAAGGGCTGCGCGCAAAGCGTATCCCCAGAGTAGATTGCGATTGGTCCCGAAAGATTCGCGAGGACCACGCATCATCTGCATGGAGGAACAAGAGGTTATGTTCCTACAGCAGGGCTTAGCTGATAAGATGCGAGACGTTATTGCCGCGCATCCAATTACTCGAGGCCGCGTTAACTTTCGCGACCAAACAGTAAATCAGCGTTTGGCGACTAACGCTTCCCTAGGAATCGCTGCAAAAGCGACCCTAGATATGAAAGAAGCGTCGGACCGAATATCTCGGCCACTTGTCGCAGACCTTTTCGAAGGTTTGCCAAAGTTAAGAGAAGCCCTCCTTGCTCTTTCCTCCCCAGAAATTGTTTTGCCTGGGGGGACGGTGATGAAAACGCGTAAATACGCACCGATGGGTAGCAGTCTATGCTTTCCCGTAATGAGTATTGTGCATTTTGCTTTAGGTGTTGCCTGTATACAGGTCAACACAACCAGTACCGCGAAGGCGATAGCGAAAGAGTTCTACGTTTACGGTGACGACATAGTCGTCCATACCGATTACGTGGACCACCTTTTCGAATTATTTCCCAAATTCGGTTTAGTTTTCAACCGTGGGAAGTCGTTCGTCAGTGGTCCCTTTCGCGAGTCTTGCGGTGTTGATGCGTTCTTAGGACAGAACGTAACGCCCCAGCGCATTAAGAAGCGCTTTTTTGACGATCACGCCCCCCGAAACATAATCGGGGCCCTAGCTATCGAGGAACACCTTTTTAATAAAGGCTATTACAAGACTGCTAGTTATCTGCGAACGATCTGCGATTACCGTGATGGCGTACCTTACCCGTATGTTGTTACTGGATCGGCAGCTCTTGGTTGGAGGAGATCATCCTCACAGGAGGTAGACATCGAAGGGTGTCGACGTCGTTACAACCGCCGTACTCAATCTGAACAAG